TTTACGGTAGGATTTAGTAGTGCTTATGATGGGCAATTTTATATTTCATTAGGATCAACTCAAACAAGAAATCTTGCGGCGGGAAGATATGAATATAATGTATTATTAACTCCATCTTTAGTAACCGAAACAATTTTAGATACTTCAATTGCTGTTGGTGCTACTGCTGGTATTGGTACTACTGAGTTTACAATTAATAAACTTGGTGGAGTAGCAGTTGGTGATACTGTTTCTGTAGGAGCTGCAATTACTACTGTAGCAATCGTAGGAATAGCAACCACTGTTGCAAACAAGATTCAAATTGGAGCAGCACATACATCACCATTAGAAATATTACCAGGAACAGGAGTTACTGTTACAAGGGTAGGACAAGGAACTACCATTTATAATATGGTAAACGGCAATATACTTGTATATGCTGGCATTGCTTCCGCACCATAAATACCTAAAAGGATAATTGTATAATGGGAAGACCATCTACTAGAACACAATTCATAGACTACTGTAAGAGGCAGCTAGGTGCTCCTGTATTGGAGATTAACGTTGCTGATGAGCAGATAGAGGATATTGTAGATGATGCTATCCAATACTTCCAAGAGAGGCATTTTGATGGTGTCGCTCAAACATATATGAAGTATAAAGTGACGCAAGATGATATTGATAGAGGAAAAGGACCAGGTTCAGATGGAGTAGTAGGACTAACAACAACTAGTGCAACTGCTGATATTGCAGGTACTTCTGTACAATTTGATTATACTGAAAATAGTAATTATCTAGCAATTCCTCCTGAAATTATTGGGGTAACAAAAATATTTCATTTTGATGGTTCTAACACTATTACTAACAATATGTTTAGTGTTAAATATCAATTATTTCTGAATGACATTTATTATTGGGGAGCAACTGAATTGTTGACCTATGCAATGACAAAGACATATCTTGAAGATATTAATTTTCTTTTGACTACTGAAAAACAAATAAGATTTAATCAAAGACAAGATAGATTATATATTGATATTGATTGGACTGCTATGACGAAAGGTGACTATCTAATCATCGATTGTTTTAGAGCAATGAATCCTAATGATTATACTAGGGTGTGGAATGATTCTTTCTTGAAACCATATACTGTCGCATTAATTAAAAGACAGTGGGGGCAAAATCTAATTAAGTTTGCAGGAGTAAAACTTCCTGGCGGTACGGAGTTAAATGGAAGACAGATTTATGATGATGCAGAAAAAGAATTAACAAGAATTAGAGAAATAATGTCCAACACTTATGAACTACCTCCGTTAGATATGATAGGTTAAGATCATGGCACTCAATCCATTTTTTCAACAAGGTGCTAGATCTGAACAGAATTTAGTTCAAGATTTAATCAACGAACAATTGAGGATGTATGGTGTTGAGGTACACTATATGCCTCGAAAATATATTAAAGAAAATAAAGTAATTAAAGAGGTAGTAGCATCTAAGTTTGACGATGCTTATCCATTAGAAGCATATTTGGATACTTTTGACGGATATAGTGATAATCCAGTTTTATTAACTAAGTTTGGTATTGAACAAACTAATGATTTAACCCTTACTATCTCCAAAGAAAGATGGGAGACTTATATTCAACCTTTAATGGAGAATGAAGAAGATATTCAATTAGCAACACGACCTAAGGAAGGTGATTTAATATACTTTCCTTTAGGGGATAGGTTGTTTGAGATTAAGTTTGTAGAACATGAAAAACCTTTTTATCAGTTAATGAAAACTTATGTTTACACTCTTAAATGTGAACTATTCCGCTATGAAGATGAGGTTATTGATACTGGTGTTGAAGAAATTGATGATAGTTTAATAGGAGGAGATTATGATGGTGTAACTGGTGAAGATGGTGGTGTCTCTACTCTTATTGGACCAACTCAAACTCTTACTCTTGTAGGTACAGGTGTAACTGCTACTGCTATTACTGGTATTGTAACCGATGGTGGTATTCGATATATTGATATTACTAATCGGGGTGGTGGATATTTGGGACAGCCAACTGTTGCCATATCATCTGCTCCTTCTGGTGGTGTAACAGGTATTGCTACTGTAAGATTAATAGGAGGAATTGTGGCATGTACTGATAACGTTAACCCTGCTACCAGATCTGTTCAGCATGTAGATTTAGAGAACGTTGGTTCTGGATATACAGTTGCTCCTAAGATTGCCTTTATTGGTGGTGGAGGAAGCGGTGCTGCTGCCACTTCTGTCATTGGTGATAATGTCATCGGTATAGTAACTTTAACCAGTGCTGGCGGTTATGTGGGTGGTGTTGGATATACTACTAACCCAACAATAACATTTAGTAATGAAATATTTAAGACAGGTGTTACTACTGTTTCTGCTGCTGCAACTGCTGTTGTAAGTTCCGCAGGTACAATTACTGCTATTAATATAACCAACGCTGGTCTTGGATATAGCACTGCTCCTACTCTAACTATTCAAGATCCTGCTCTTGATAATACAGGGAATTATAAGTTTAATGAGGTTGTTACAGGAGAAACTAGTGGAACCACCGCAAGAGTGAGAACATGGAATGGTACTACAAATGTAATAGAATTAGCATCTGTAAGTGGATCATGGACAAGAGGAGAGAAGTTAGTAGGACAAACATCAGGTGCAAGTCACACTGTTAGAATAATTGATCTTGAACCTACTGATGATGGATTTGCTGATAATTTGGAAATAGAAACACAAGCAGATGCTATTATGGACTTTACTGAACAGAACCCATTTGGTACTCCATAAATATTTGTGCTATAATATAATTATTGTATTTTGTGATAATGCCAAAACAACAAACTATTAAATTTAAAATTAGACAAGATGGCACTGTAACTGAGGAAGTTATAGATGCTGCATCTAATCAATGTTTAGATTTAACAGAATCTATTGAAAAGAAACTTGGAGTTTTGCAAACAAGATCTTTTAAACCTGAATTTTATCAACCTGCTATCGTTAACGAACATGTCTCACTTCAGCACAATAAAAACGAAAATCAGGAATAAACCTGAATTACAAGAAGCATTAGAACTTCTACAATATACAGTAGTAGAAGATCAAGAACTTAGAGTTACTGGTGCTCATGGTATTAATCATGAAACAGTAGAGGCAGATCTTGCTATCTCAAAAGATGTTGGTTTTCGTATGAATCCACATACAGGAGAGTATGAATTAGTTGCTGATCTTGAAACTTGGAATCAACCTATTCCAGTGGAAAGATTTATGGATAAGGTAAATCAACAGTATGCTAGAATGACAATTCACAACACTGTTAAGAAGCAAGGATTCCAAGTTGCAGAGGAATGGGAGATGGAAGATAACACCATAGAATTGACGGTAACTCGTTGGGTATAAATACATTATACCAGTAGTGTAGAAATGTTTGAGTATTTTTATAACGAAATTCTGAGAAGAACCATTATTTCTTTTGGTACTCTTTTTAATGGAATCACCGTCAAGCAAGAGGGTTCTGTTATAAGAGTTCCTTTGGGATATGGTCCTACTCAGAAATTTTTGGCACGATTAAATCAAACACCTGATTTAAATAAAGCAACGGCAATTACTTTGCCTAGAATGTCATTTGAGTTTACAGGTTTGACATATGATCCATCTAGAAAGGTAACTACTACTCAGCAATTTACAGTAAAAGATCCTAATGATGGAACTGAGACTAAGAAGTCATATATGCCAGTTCCTTATAATATGCAATTTGAACTTGCTATTATGTGTAAATTAAATGATGATGCCTTACAGATTGTAGAACAGATACTTCCTTATTTCCAACCAGCATATAATGTTACGGTTACCTTAGTAGAAAATATTAAAGAGAAAAGAGATATTCCAATTGTATTAGAAAATATTACAATGCAGGATGATTATGAAGGAGACTTTGAGACTAGAAGAGTTCTTCTTTATACATTAAGATTTACTGCTAAAACATATCTATTTGGTCCATCTGCTGCTGCTACAAAAGATCTTATCCGAAGTGCCAGAGTCAGTTATCTTGCTGGTACAGATACTACAAATACACAAAGAGATCTTACATACAGTGTTACTCCACGAGCAACCAAGAGTTATGGTGGTCCGATAACTACTACGTTAGATGAAGATGTAGATCTTACAGAAGTAGAAATTAAAGTTGTTTCTACATCTAATATCTTCTTAGATCCTTCGGAACCAGCAAAGGCAACTTATTGCTATATTGATGAAGAAGAAATGAAGATAACAATGGTAAATACAAATTCTATTATTGTTGAAAGAGCACAAGATAACACTCTTGCTGCTTCACATGTTAAGGGGTCTGCGGTTAGAGTTATCAACCCAATAACTTCTGCTACTGATTCAGCTGTTACTTATGATGATAATGCACTCATTGAAGATGGTGATAACTTTGGATTTGATGGTACTATCTCATGACCGATAGATTAGATAAAACCTTTAATATCTCACCAGAACCTGAAGAAGGTAAAACGGAAGTTATTAAAAGAGAAAAACCTGATAGATTAACTAAGGATGATATTACCAGAGACTATGAATATACAAGAGGGAATCTTTATAGTATAATAGAAAAAGGTCAAGAAGCAATTGATGGTATTCTTGAAATTGCTCAAGAAAGTGAAATGCCCAGAGCATATGAAGTTGCAGGTCAACTTATTAAAAGTGTTTCTGATGCCACTGATAAATTAATAGATTTACAGAAAAAACTTAAAGATGTTAATGAAGAGCAAATAAGTAAAGGACCAACTAATGTAACTAATGCTTTATTTGTTGGATCCACTGCCGATCTTGCTAAACTGATTAAAAATGAAACTCCCAAAAAGAGTTGAAATAAATATAATTATAGATGGGGTCAAAATAAGTGCCACTTAAAAAA